CAGTTGCAAAGGTATTAAATCAAAGCGCATCAAGATCAGTTCCACAGCTGTATAACTCAGGCATAAAGGGCGGATAATGACAGTCTGGACACCTGACTGGAAACTTACTGTTGCCGGTGTTGATTACACAGACATTGCAATCAGCGACATCACTCACGAAAGTGGTCGAGATGATATCTATACACAACCCAATCCATCTTATTTGCAAATTAGCCTTGTTGCATTATCTGGACAGACATTGCCATTTGACATCAATGACAGTTTGAGTTTGCAGGTCAAAGACAGTTCAGCAAGTTATGTAAATTTATTTGGTGGCGACATAACTGATATCACAGTTGAGGTTGCGCAAACCGGTCAAATTGCCACAGTTATTTCCTACACAATCCTTGCAATGGGTTCGCTCGTTAAATTAGCAAAAGAGATTTACAATGACACACTTTCTCAAGATTTGGATGGTGCTCAAATTCTTACTTTGTTGCAAAGTGTATTGCTTGCCTCTTGGAATGATGTGCCAGCAGCAACAACATGGGCAACCTATGATGCAACAGAAACATGGGCGCAAGCCGGTAATGAAGGACTTGGCACAATTGATGCTGGATTATACACAATGGAAAACCGAGCAGCTGATCCAGACACCATTTACAACATTGCAAGTCAAATAGCAAATTCAGCATTTGGTTATTTGTATGAGGAAAACAATGGCGACATCAGTTATGCAGATGCAGACCACAGACAGACTTACTTACTTGCCAATGGATATGTCGATCTTGATGCAAACCATGCATTAGGTCAAGGACTTTCAACTGTCGTTCGAGCAGCTGATCTACGCAATGACATATACATCAATTATGGCAACAACTTTGGATCACAGGAAACTGCAACCAGCGCATCATCAATTGCTTTATACGGCTACAAAGCCGAAAGCATAAACTCGGTCATCCATTCAGCTGTTGATGCTCAAGAGGTTGCAGATCGCTACATTGCTCAGCGAGCCTTCCCATTGCCGGCATTCCAATCCATAACCTTCCCCATTACAAATCCAGAGATTGATAATGCAGATCGGGATAACTTGCTTGGCGTATTTATGGGGCAACCGCTCAACCTGCAAAACCTGCCGGATCAAATCTCAGGCGGGGAGTTTGAGGGGTATGTTGAGGGCTGGTCATGGAGCACAAGATTTAACGAGTTATTCTTAACGCTAAACCTGTCGCCTGTGGCATTTAGTCAGGTGGCAATGCGTTGGAATACTGTTCCAATAAATGAAACATTCCAAACGATAGATCAAACTTTGACATGGGAATACGCTACAATCGTATCCTGAGAATAGGACAATATGGCAACCACTACCAATTACGGCTGGACAACTCCAGACGATACAGCTTTGGTCAAGGATGGCGCATCAGCAATCCGCACACTTGGCTCATCTGTTGATACGACCACAAAAAACTTAAATCCTGAAACAACTCTTGGCGATCTATCTTTTCGCTCATCAACATCAAATGTAAATACAAGAATACCGATTGGGTCATCAGGACAACATTTAACTGTCGTTGCGGGTGTGCCAGCATGGGCAACAGCAAGCGATCAAACACCATTAACAACAAAGGGTGATTTATTTACATTTTCAACTCTTGATGCAAGATTACCTGTTGGCACAAACACACATGTTTTAACAGCGGATAGTGCGGAAGCAACAGGATTAAAATGGGCTGCTCCTGCAGTTTCAGCATCAGGATTGACTTTAATTAGTGCCGTAAGTTTTGGAAATGTTGCTTCACAGGATTTTCTTTCAGTATTTACCTCAACTTACAACAATTATTTAATTGTTTTATCAGGTATCCAACGCATCAATGCAGCAGGTGCATCAACTTTGGGTATTTCATTTTTTACTGGAACAAATACCGCTTACACGGGTGGTATATTAGGTGGTGTTTTAAGAATAAGCCACACAGGTGCAGCAGTAACTGGCTATGGAAGTTATGCTAATTCGTTAGCCACCATTTCAAGGTTAGAAGAAGACGGACAAGGGCGTGTTGCTGGTTTAATCCAACTATCAAGAGGTAGTGGTGGTTTAACTGCAACATCTAATCTTAAATCTCAAAACAATCCTAATGACCAAACTAATATGGGAACATATGTTGGCGGATTCAATTCCTCAAACACTACATCAATCACAGGTTTTAAGTTATTGCCAGCATCAGGTAATTTTGACGGAGAAGCAAGAATCTACGGATTGGCGAACTCATAATGAATAAATTAGATAAAATAAAAGAACTAAAAAAATCTCATCCAACCTTAAATAAAGGTGTAAATGATGAAGTTGTTAAATTAGATGCGGATGAATATGCAGAAACTATTGCAAGATGGGCTGATGCTGAATTGGCACAAGAAGCCGAAATTGCAAAAGCGGAAGCAGATGCATCAGCCAAATCTGCATTACTTGACAAATTAGGCATAACCGCTGACGAGGCTAAATTACTCTTAGCATAATCTTGAGGAACTATGCCAAAATTATTAGAGATTGCTAAAGCTGAGATTGGCTATCAGGAGCAGCCGATCAATGACACAAAATATGGCAAGTGGTATGGCTTAAACAATCAGCCTTGGTGTGCCATGTTTGTATCTTGGTGCTACAACAAAGCAGGATTTGGCGGGTCAATAGCAGCTCAATCCGGTAAAGGGTTTGCAAGCTGCGATCATGCACTTAAATGGTTTGCCATGCTTGGCAAGCTGATACCAGTAGGACAGGCAAAAGCCGGAGATATCGTTTTCTTTCAATTTGACAAAGATGATGAGCCGGATCATGTTGGCATTGTCAAATGGAATAACACAGCGTTAAAATACTTGCAAGTAATTGAGGGCAATACCTCATCCGGTAAGCAAGGCAGTCAATCAAATGGCGATGGTGTTTATTTACGCAAACGCAACTATTCACTAATCATGGCAGTTGCCCGACCATAGGAGATGCATGAAACTATCAAATAAACACAAGGCAGCAATTAAATCATATTTAAGAGCTGTTGCTGCATCTGGCATAACTGTTGCACTTGCAATTGTTGCTGATATCAGACCAGAGTTTGCTGTATTACTTGGCGCATTGATTGCACCAGTAGCAAAAGCAATTGATCCAAATTCAGGGAGCGAAGCAGACTATGGCGTCAATGCCAAATGACACCAACAGAATGGGCTGGCTTTGGGGCTGGCATTTGCGCTGTGCTAACAGGCGTGCTGATCGGGTTGCGTTTCTTAGTTAGAGGTTGGCTCAATGAGTTGCGACCTAATGGTGGCACAAGCATCAAAGATCAAATTACCAGATTAGAAAAGCGTGTTGATGATCTGTTTGTCTTGATTAGTAAGCAATAATTTTCCTATGGCGAACACACGAAAACCTATCAAACACAAAAAGATCAATCGTCGAGTCGTTCGCCAAACTCGTGAATTGACCAAATTAGATACGCATTTCATTACATTACATGAAGCATTCACAGCTGCAAAGCGTGCAGGGTTTAGTAAAGAAATGGCGTTTTGGATTATGCAAGAGCCAAACGCCTTGCCCGACTGGATATCCAACGATAAACCTGATGCGATAATTCCACGCATCGATCCGGATGAGGATGACGACTAAACCTAATCGCAGGTATTTAGTAGTTCCTGATTTACAAATTCCGTTGCACCATGTTGCAGCTCTTAAAAATCTGATTAAAATGGGCAATCATGAGAAGTTTGATTATGTGATAAATACCGGTGATGAGCTAGACATGACTGCACAAAGTCGTTGGGTAAAAAATACAAAGGCAGAATTTACAGAATCATTAGATGCCGAAAGAAAACTTGCGCAAGATATTTTGTTTGACTTACGCACCACAGACATTGTAAGGAGCAACCATACAGATCGGCTTTACACCACATTGCTCAAAGGTGCGCCATCATTGATTGGATTGCCAGAATTAACCTATGAACGGTTTATGGATTTTGCAAGTCTAGGCATAAAATTTCACAGGCGTGGAATGGCATTTGAAAAAAACTGGTTTTTGGCACATGGGGATGAAGGCAACATGTCTAAGCATGCTGGCATAACTGCCCTCAATCTTGCCAAAAAGTGGCATTTAAACACCGTTTGTGGGCACTCCCATAGGCAGGGTGCTGTGAGGCATACAACTGGCTTAAATGGGCGTTATTCAACTATTTGGGGCATTGAGGCTGGACACCTTATGGACATGAGGCAAGCCGGATATCTTAAATATAATTCAGCTGACTGGAACATGGGATTTGTGGTAATCCAATTTGGCAAAAAAGGTCATCAAGTTGAGTTAATACCGGTCAATCAAGATGGATCATTTACATATAACAAGCGCACATACGCATAATCGTTATCATTTCGTTATCAAATAACTGCTACAAATCCACGCAATGTCCTTGATTTAGGTCATACTTTATGTATCTGCACAGGGTGTGTGGATATGTAAGGGAGCGACATGAAAGCAAATGAAAGAAAATGCGAGTGGTGCAAAGGCACAACTCGTGGTGATGTTTGTGCAAGGTCTTTAGAGTGTCCTACTTG